TCGGCCGAAGTCAGCAGGTAACTTCAGAGCAGCTCTAAAAAAAAACGGCATCGCGTTCAGGCTGGCGCGGAAACGCCGCGGTTTACCGCCGCGGTCAAACGCACGAAGGGGCTACTGAGAAGGTTTTTCGCCCATGAACATAAACGCTTCATCGCCGAATTCGCAGACGACCTGGTCAAGGCTGAGAAAGTTGACAAGCCTGAAGACCCAGACAGCCGCATCGACGGCTTGCTCGAAACATTCGACACGATCTCCGCGCCAATCGCTCACGAAATCGACAACGTTTACAGAGAGTCGGCGAGCAGTGCGCGGAGTCAATTTGAAGCCGCCGACCAGGTCAGCCTGTCTGTCCTCAATACGGCGGCGCGTGATTTCTCCCGAGCTCGCGGAGCAGAACTGGTTGGCAAGAAATGGGTAGAAGGGAAACTTGTCGAGAACCCGGACGCACAGTGGGCCATCACGGACACGACGCGGGAAGTTCTGCGCGGGACGGTGAAGCAGGCCTTCGAGGAAGGCTGGACGCAGGTCGACCTGGCGGAGCGGATCGAGGAGAGCGGGATCTTCAGCGAAGCGCGAGCGGAGATGATCGCGAAGACGGAAATGGCGAGAGCGCAAGTCGAGGGCGCTCTCTGGACTGCACGTGAAGTTGGAGTAGTTGCAAAACAGGCGGAGCTCAGTGGTGATCACGATCACGATGACGAATGCGATGAAGCAGTCGATGAAGGCGTTATCGGTATTGACGAAGACTTCTCGGTCGGCGGCAGCGGACCGCCATTTCACCCGAACTGTAATTGCGCGCTTGTGTTCTACACGGCGGCAGATCCGGAAGCGGCGCAGTTTGCCCGCGGGGAGGCGAAATGACCGGACCGGTGTCAGTGATTCGCACTTTCCCGATAACCAGTACGGATTTCACTCCAATCGTCGCGCCAATCAATTGCGACTACTACGCGATTCTGGGAACACAAGGCGGCGGTGCCGTGATTCGTTCAATGGATCCCGACGACGATCAAGCCCAGCACGTGATCGCTCCGGGCGGTTGGTATGCCTTGGTAGTACCGAAGAGCAGATATTCAGGCAGGGAATACAGATTCCAGAAATCCGAAACGGTCATGTATGCGAAGAGCACCGGACCGGACGATACGGTGATCGTCGAGTTCATTTGCTGAAGGAGGCCGCATGAAACTTAAATTTTCCAGGCCGGCAATCGCCACGGTTTCTCTCCTGGTGCTTCTGATTTTGGTTCTGTCATGGCCGTCTAGCGCGCAGCTGCAGCAGTCGAGCGGGCCCGGTAGCGCAGTCACCCTCAACGCCGGCGCCAACCTGGTCGGCAAGGTAGGAATCGATCAGACCACGCCCGGGACTACGAATAAAGTGTCGATCGGCACAGATGGAACAGTAGCGATCGGCGCCGGCGCCGCGGTGATTGGCCATGTGATCAACGACGCCAGTTCGGCCGTCATCGGTCACGTGATCGCTGATTCGGGCTCGACTACCGCGGTCACTTCGCTGCCAGCCACGCCGGCCGGCACAAATAACATCGGCTTCGTCCGCGTCCTTCCATCGTCCTGCACACAATCCACCAATTTCAGCAATGCGACCTCGCAGGTCGCGACCGGTGCCGGCACTACGGTCACGAGTACGACCACATGCGTGACGTTCGCCTACGCAAACAACATCACGAATTCTGCGGTTACGCTGCGGCTCGCCGATAAGGCTGGCACTCCGGTGATCTGGCTCGGCGGAAACGCCGATTTCAGCATCCCGCCAAACTCAAACATCCGCGTTCCGATCGAGGGCGTGACTTTCACTTCCGGGATTACGGCGATCGCCGGCACCTCCAGCGCGATCAATCTGCAGATCAACGGGGTCCAGTGATCAGAAAAGCCTTCATCGCGGTCGGTCTAATCCTGGGCGCTGCCATCGTGCTCTCTGGCCAGGCGAATATCTCTTCGCCACAGACCGTCCTCCTGGGCGCCGGCTCTGCAGTGGTTGGAAAAGTCGGCATCGATCAGACGACACCAGGCACGACGAACGCCTTTGAGGTCATTCCTGACACCGCCGCGGCGGTCGCCTTTTCGAATTCCGCGAAGGCCACGCTGACGACTGCGGTCAATGTGAAAGCCAGCGCTGGCAACGTATACGGCGTCTTCGCTTTGAATGGTGCTGCATCGACGTGCTGGATCCAGTTCCTCAACAGCGCAAGCACTGGAACGCTCGGCACGGCCGTCATCTTCTCCGTTCCGCTGCCGGCGTCGACTACTCAGCCGGTCTGGGTATCGCCCGCACCGCAGGCGCTTGCGAACTTCTCGACCGGGATCGCCGTTGGGATCTCGACGACCGCGACCGGTGCGAGCGCTTGCGGTACCGGCGGAAACATAACGGTGTTTTACAAATGAGGGAGGCAACGTGATCGTGACTTATCTCGTGGTGCTCATCGCCATAATCGGCGGCCTTGTCTATCTGTTCGTCGGATCGCAAACGCAACCGCCTCCGACGCAACGCCAAGCGCGCCTCGCGGAACTCGGTCGAATCGCATTTGCGTGCGCCATGTTCGCGATCTGTTTTCACTACGCGACGATGCTGGTGAGGATGTAATCCGATTTTTCGGCCCTGAAACGAAAGCAGCGATAACGGAGGATGACATGAAAGCAGCGAAGAAACCTGAAACGAAAGCAGCGATAACGGAAGCCGCGGATCCCGCCGAGGCAGTGCTCGAGCTGCTCAAGCAGGGCGTTGAGCTCGTGTCTGCGATCCATCACCAGAACGACCATACACGCGAGTGGGTAGCGCGCGCGAAAGCGATTCTCGATCCGGACGCGACCACCAAGGCCGACGAAGAAGACGAAAGCTAGGATCTCGCTCGACGAATCGCGCTGAAAGGAAAAGAAGATGGCGAAAAAATCCGGAAGCCAGGTCGGCGACGTGAAATACCTCACCGCTGCAATCAAGAGCGTCGAGGAAAAAGACGACGGCCTGTATATCCAAGGCTGCCTCGCCGCGGAGGAAGTTGACGACACCAACGAAGTGATGGATTGGGAGACCTCGATCCCGCACTTCAAAGCCTGGAATCGGAGCTTCGCGGAAAAGACTGCCAATGCTGAAGGCGGCGTTAGCGTCGGCAATCTGCGCATCATGCACCAGCGCATCGTGGCGGGGAAGTTCGTCTCCATGGATTATGACGAGGACGCAAAGCAGGTCAACGTCACGGCCAAGGTTACGAACGAGACCGAAAAGAAAAACGTGCGCGAAGGCATCTACACCGCATTTTCAGTCGGCGCGAAGTACATGAAGAAGTGGTTCGATTCAACCCTCAAGGCTGTGCGTTGGACTGCGAAGCCGTTCGAAGGTTCGCTGGTGGATATCGGTGCAATGCCCAGCGCCAACGGTTTCACCTACCGCACGATCGAGGGCGCCGAAGAGACCAAGCCATTTGACGGCGGCCGGCGCGCGCTCCGTGAGGCGTTCGAAAAAGCTGGCAAATCGCTGACAACCGCCCAGGAAGACTTTTTCGTCGTCCGCGCCGCAAAGGGTCTGTATGGCGTCTCGAATTTCGCGCAGCTCATGCAGAGCTTGATCTATCTGCGTGAGTCGATCGCATATGAGCGCGAACAAGAAGGGGACGATTCTCCGGTGACTGACCGCATTTCGGAAGCCACCGACGAACTACTGGAATGTCTCGCTGCTTACACTCAGGAAGAAATCAGCGAGGAAATCTCGAACGCAAAATCTAAGGAGGCTTCAATGAAACTGGAAGACATCGCCAAAAAGCGTGCCCAGCTCAAGGTAGACCTGGAAGCGGCGAATGCCGAATTCAAGGCTGCCGGCGGCAAGGACGACGACGCTGACGACAAGTGCACGAAGACCGAAGAAAAGTGCATGGACGAAAAGTGCAAGACGCACGGCGCCGCGGTGAAAAAGCGCAACGAAAAGAAAGACGCCGACAAGGCTGCCGGCGGAGGCGAGGAAATTGCCTTGAAGCGCGCCGACGTCATCGAGCTGGTTGGCAAGACCATCGACGAAAAACTGACACCCTTCACCGAAGGCCTGCAGGCGATCGCGGACGCCGTCAAGGCGATCGGATCCGCGCCGGCGCCGAGCCTGGTGAACACGAGGGGCTTTGTCGTCACCAAGGACGACGACGGCAACAAGGAAAACAAAGACGCGAAGAAGGCGATCGGTGATCTCGCGGGCGAAGGCAAGACTCGCGAAGCCATTCTCTTGACGCGTCAGAACCCCATGTTCATCGCTGGCGCACGCTCCTAGTTCTCAGGCACGAACGATCTTAGAAGTCAGAAATTCTTCAGGCGACCCCCAGCGCCTGCATCCTTTGGAGGAGAAATGCAGGCACAAGGACTTACGCAAGAAACGCTCAACGCCCTCAAAGCCATGCGGGCCGCGGGCGGCGTGGCGTTCAAGGACTTCACGACGTCACTCGGTTACACCTCGTACGATCTGCAATCGCTGGTCGATCGAACCTTTCCGTTGATCACCCCGCTGCGCAATGAAGTTCCGCGCGTGAAGGGCAAGGGCGGAGATTCGACGCACTGGAAGGAAGTTTACGCGATCAACGCCAACCATCTTTCGTTGGGTGTCTCGGAGCGCAACCGTAACGCCAGCTTGACCACGCAGCTCCGCGACCACTTCGCGAAGTATGCGGAGCTAGGCTTCGAAGACTTCGTGACCTGGAAGACCGATCAGGAAGCGGCCGAACTGACCCCCGAAGTGAAGGCCATGGCCGTCGAAAACCTTCTGTACGCCGCGCTGCAGGGCGAAGAGAAGATCTTGCTCTGGGGCAACACCGGCGTTGGGCCCAGCGGCAGCTTCCCGGCCCAAGGCGGCGGCAACGGCATCGCCCTGGGCGTCGCGCCCACGCCGGTAGCAACGTTGGTTGCCGGCGGCTCAATGACTGCTCAGATCACCGGCGTATTTGTCGTCGCGCTTACCCCTGAAGGGTTCTTCAATGCTTCAGTTGCAGCCGGCATCCCCACCGTCGTCTCGCGCAATAACGTCGACGGAACGACCGACACCTACGGTGGCGGCAGCTCGCAGCATTCGTTGATTTCCAACTCGATCACCACAGCCGGCGGCAATCTTTCGATCAGCGCGCATTGCGCAGTGGTCAAGGGAGCGGCGGCTTATGCCTGGTTCGTTGGCCTGGCTGCCAGCGGAGCTGGTGGTGCAAAGCTCGCGGCGATCACCACCATCAACAGCGTGCTTCTCACCGCGGATCCCGCCGGCACTCAGTTCGCGAGCGCCGCGGCCGCTGACAACTCTGGAAACGGACTGATCTTCGACGGCTATATCAGCCAGTCGCTGAGCGGAAGCGGTCTCTACGCTTCGCAGGCGACCGGAACCGATGGCGTTGGCACGCCGCTGACCGCGGATGGCGCCGGCGGCATCGTCGAGATCGAAACCGACCTGGAATCGTTCTGGGATACGTCGCGGCTTTTGCCCGATGACATCCTGATGAGCGGCCAGGACCTGAAGAACGTCAGCGCGAAGATCATCTCCGGAGGCACCAACCCGATCTATCGCATCACGCTCGACGGCCAAGCCGGCAAGGGCAACGTGTCCGGCGGCGCGCTGGTCCGCACCTACCTGGGCAAATTCGCGATGGGCGGCGGCAAGGAAATCACCTTGACGCTCCATCCCGATATGCCTCCTGGAACCATCTTCTACCGCACCAAGAAACTGCCGTATCGCGTGCAAGGCCTAGCAAACATCTGCCAGGTCCGCACACAGCAGGAATGGCGGCAAGTTGATTGGGCGCCGGTCCATCGCAGCTGGGACTACGGCATCTATGCGAACGAAACGTTCGAGATGCATTTCTCGCCGGCGTTTGGCGTGCGCTCCAACATCGCCAACGGCTAACTCTTTCCGACGCCGGGACGAACTTCCTGGGGGAGGGGCGGATTGGCGGCGCGAACTAGTGGGGGGCTGGTGGAGATCCTGAGTCGACACCAGCCCTTCATTCGAACAGAGGAATTACGTGGATCTCACGGATCTGGCAACGATCAAGAAATATCTGAATCTGACGAGCACCACCAGTGACGCCGTTCTGACGTCTTTGGTGTCTTCGCAGAGCCAGGCTTTCTACGACTTGATCGGCCGGACATCACTCGAGTCTCAGGATTACACCGAAGTGCGCGATGGTAGTGGCGCTGCTTTCATGCAGCTGCTCAACTTTCCAGTCTCCGCCGTAGGCTCGCTGCAAATAGATTCCACGATCGTTCCAGCTTCCACCGGCTGGAATAAACGAGGCTATCAGTTCGATTCGCTCGGAAAACTCAGCTTGATTTGCGGCATATTCTGCGTCGGCCGAAAGAATGTGGTCGTGGTCTACACCGCCGGCTACGCGCCGATCGCGGTGACCAACGAGCTACAGACCATTCCAGCGGCGACTCCGTACAGCCTGCAGGCCGCGCAATCCAACTGGCGAGCTGACGTCAGCGTCAACTTCTTCGTTGGCGGCGCGCTCTTGACTCCCGTTCTTGTCGCTCCCGGGCCCGGCGAATACTTCGTGGTGAATGGGAACTATCTCTTCAACGCGGCCGACGCCGGCAAGCAGGTTTTGCTCAGTTACAGCCGCGCCGGCATTCCCATGGACGTCGTCCAGGCCGTGAACGAGATGGCTGCGCTCCGGTACCGCCAGCGCGATCGCCTGGACACTGATAGCGTCACCGCCGGCGGCACGACGACGACTTACTCGAAGGAAGACTATCCGAAGGATGTTTGGCGAGTGATCGAGAAGTACAAGCGCTATTTCTTTGCGCCAGGATTCTGATGAACGCGAAGATTCACGATTTCGGCTCGGGCGACTGGGGCTTCCACTGTCCCGGATGTGGTTATTTGCATTCGTTCCGCGTAAGTGGCGATTCCAGCCGCCCGCAGTGGAAGTGGAATGGCTCTCAGGATAAGCCGACATTCAAGCCGTCTCTGATGGTGTTCGGAAGCGACCCATCTAAACGTTGCCATTCATTTGTGACTGACGGAAAAATTCAGTTCTTACCCGACAGCTTTCACGCTCTCGCTGGGAAGACGGTCGACCTTCCCGACTGGAATGAAAAGGCATGATCGAATTTGAACTGCGCGGCGACACCGAAATTATCGCGAGGATTACGCGAACGGCGAACCGTGTCGCCACAGAGATCCAGCGCGCGCTGAATACGGCAAACACGCAGCTACAGCGCCACATCGTTAGCGACAAACTTTCTGGCCAGGTCCTGCAATCGCATACCGGCAACCTCAAGCGCTCGATCGTCCAGATCCCCGCGGCCATCGAAGGTGACTCTGTAGCCGGCGGCGTAGGCCTGGGAGCTGAGGCGCCCTACGGGCTAGTCCACGAATTCGGCGGCACGATTCACATTCCGGAAGTCAGGCCGACCAGCGCGCGCGCCCTGCACTGGATTGGCAAGAGTGGCGAGGAAGTTTTTGCGATGCGTGCCCGGGCTCATGACGTCGTGATGCCAGAGCGCAGCTTTATGCGCAGCTCGTTTTTCGAGTTCCGCGATCGCATCGAGACCGAGATCCGCACGGCGATTCACGAGGCCGCGGTATGAACCCCCAGACCTACGCGCCTCCAACACGCGAGCAGATCTACCAGGCCTTCTTTGCCCTGGCCTCGAGCATTCAGATCGGCGCGCCACCGGCGCCGGCGTTCAGGACGAAGAGTCGCCGACTGAAGTCCTGGTCGCAAGTTGCCGGCGAAGAGAAGCCTGCGTTCTATCAGCTCCTCGGCCGCGACAGTTTCAAGAAAACCGCCGGAATGCTCTACGCCAACAAACTCGGCCTCGAGCTCTATCTCTTCGTTCAGCAGCCGGACGATAACGACCTCATCAGCCCATTGCTTACGCAGCTCGTCGACGCGGTCGTTGCGGCGATTCAGCCGAACGCGGTGGACGAGTTCCAGACCTTGGGCGGCCTGGTCTACGACGTCGCGATCCGCGAAGCGGACCACCGCGAAGGCCTGATGGGGCTCGACGCTTTTACCGTTATGCAAGTTGAGATCTCTACCGGCGGATTACAGCCGGACTTCTAAGGAGGCAACACTTATGGCACCACCGACAATCGCTCCGCAGTACAGGTTTGGCGCCGGCCAGTTCTGGTGTAAGCCGAACGCCGGCGACCTGGTCGCAAATCCAACGCCGATCCGCTTGGCAACGCTTCAGGAAGTCAGCATGGAATTCTCCGCAGAAATGAAAGAGCTCTACGGAGAAAACCAGTATCCGGAAACGGTTGCGATCGGCAAGCGCAAGATTCAGGGCAAGGCAAAGATCGGCCGCTGGAACACCACGGCGTTGAACCAGATGATGTTCAGCGGCACGCAGTCTGCCGGCATGGACATCGTCAACGTCAATGAATCATCGGCGATTCCTGGCACTCCATTCCACGTGATCGTGGCCAATGCCGCGCATTTTGTCGAAGATTTGGGAGTGACCTACCAAAACGGCACGCCATTCATTCGTGTCGCTTCCGGGCCCGCCGTCGGACAGTATTCCGTCGACGAAACGACCGGCACCTACACCTTCGCCGCGGCCGACACCCTCGAGACCGTCAACATCAGCTATCTCAGCGTCCTCAATCCGGCTGGTGGCACCACGCTCGAGATCGACAACCAGATCATGGGCTACGGACCGGTGTTCCAGGCGGTATTCCGCGCCAGCTTCCGCCAACAGGAATGCAACATCGTGCTGCAGGCGTGCATCGCCGGCAAGCTCTCGCTGCAATCCAAAGTCGACGACTTCACCGTTCCCGAGATTGATTTCTCGGCCTTCCAGGACGCGAACGGCAAAGTCGGCTTCATCTACAGCACCCAATAAAACTCCCTTGGGTGCTGGCCGATCAGGGCCGCGTTGGGACGCAGCGTGGCCCGGACTCCGCTTTTGCAGACGTGTGCAAACGATCTTGCGAGGCAGGTAGAGGCTATGGGGCATGGGAAAGGCAGAAACTTCATCCCACCGACAAAAACGTTTCTGGCGCTGCGGATAGGTGGTTATCGAGCCAACAAAGGAGACTCGGGTAGTTTCGCCGATTCTGCTTGCCTCGCAATTCAATTTTTGTGCCCTCAGGAGGCCATGTGAACAAACCGAAGTTTGAAGGTACCAAAGTACAGCTCGCCGGCAAGGAATATGTCGTCCCGCCACTCAGTTTCAAAGGCTGGCAAGCCCAGGAAGTCCTCATCCGTGATTTTTGGAAGGTGCGCGAAAACGTCCTGGCAGCGGCGAAAAAGGGCGACGAATCCGGAATGATCGATGCGCCGTTCATCACGAAATATCTGCCAATCGTCCATGCCGCGATCGCGCGCAACTATCCGGAGCTAAAGCTGGAAGAACTGGAAGACAACCTGACGCTCGATGACATCGATGCGTTTCAAGACGCCCTCGTGACCGCGCTGAACAACGGCAAGGAAAAGAGGGCACCGGGGGAAGTGCTGGCGGTGGCGAGTTAGACGACTTTGATTGGGGCGGCATCTACGCCCTGCTGGTCACCGCGACGAAATGCAGCTGGGAATATGTGGACGAATACATGACGATGCCACGGTTCCAACAGTTGACCGATTATTGGCTGCGTTTTCCTCCCGAGCATTTATCGCTCGTGACAATCAAATCGGCGCTTGGCATCAAGACCGACACCAAGCCAAAACAACGCACTGGCACTGACGATTACGTTCCACCGGAATTCCAGGCGAGCAGAGATCTGACGCACCTGGTTACCGCGTCGCCCTTCGGTGATGCCTTCGGAATCAAGAAATTGAAAGTCATCCAGATCGATAGCCGAAAGAAGGACTGAATTGCCCGACACAATCCTCGAGCTGATGACGCGAGTCAACGTTGAGCCGTTGAAGGCCGCAATGTCGGAAGCGGCTAGCTCCGTGTCCACGTCGACGCAGAAGATGAAAGCGGATATCGCTTCGTTTGCATCTGGAAGCATGGCAGCGAACGAAGGCGTTAAATCGGTCATGTCCCAGCTGCCCCCCGAGTTCATCAAGGTGGAAGCCGGCGGCGTCTTCGCTTTTGAACAGATTAAGCGCCGCGTGATCGAGGCCACCAGCGAAGTTGGTGCACTCCGCCAAGAGATCCTTGGCACGAACGACGCAGCCAGGCTCGATCAGCTCAATGCTCAGCTCGACCAGGCGCGCGCGAAGATGACCGCGGCTCGCACCGAAATGCGCGCGATGCGCATGGAAACCGCTGAGACGCGTGAAAAGGCTGACCTGCTTGCCGATTCCGTTGGCGTAAAAATACCCGGAGCGCTCGGAAGACTTATCGGTCAGATGCCAGTTGCGCAAGGTTTGATGAATGCGCTATTTGCCCCGACGTTGGTTCTTTTCTTTGTCGACGCCATTCTCAAGGCAGCCGATGGTATAGCTGACCTTGCTAGCAAGATGGGTGGTTTCGGCGAAGCTGAAAAAAAAGCGTATGAATCCGCGCTCGAATACAACCAGAAACTGATCCTTCAACAGTTGGAAATTAAGGACAAGCTCCAGGCAATCAGCGTAATCGGTCGAGAAGGCGCAGCGAAATATGCGATCGAGGTTAAAAACGCTGAGGAATCCGCACGGCGCTGGAACGCAGAGCTTGCAAACACGCAGAGGCAACTGCGGGACGCAGAAAAGGAACTGGAGAGACTCAAGCACGACCCCAGCGTCCTCTTGGAATTGAAATTCGGCGGCGATCTTTCTGGCCATAATCTCGCGATGAAAGTGGAAGAAGCGGAGAGCACTGTTGAACGGCTGAAGAAACTGCGCGACGAATTGGAGTCCAAAAATGCCGACAAGCCGGTAAAAACAGGCGAACGAGCAGCCGAGGAAGCCGCGCGCCAGGGCGAGGAAGCCCGGGCGGTCCAGCGCGCGAATACCGACGCGCAAAAGGCGTTGCAGAACGAATACATTTCGTTCTACGAGCAAGGCCTGCGTCGCATGTACGCCGCGGAAAAAATAACGCTCGAGGATGAGGTGGCTGGCGAAAAAGCTGCCATCCAGGCGCGACTAGAAAACGAACGAACTGCCGCTGCAGAGCGGAAATCCCTGCTTGCCGCCGAACACCAAGCGAGCGGCAAAGACGTCGGTAAAGACGTCATCGACATCAATGAGCAGCTCGCGGCCGCTGAACTGAAGGCACGTTCCGAAGTGGCCGCAATCGATCAACGTTTCGACACTGAAAAACTCCAGCGCAACAACGCCGTAAACCTCGCGACGGTGCAGGCCGCGAAAGCCACTGCCGATGCAGAAATTGCTGTCGTGGAAGAAACGGCGAGGAGAAAATTCGAGAACGGTCAAGTTGTGCTCTCAGAACTTCTGGCGATCGAAAAGGCGGCCGCCAACCAGCGAATCGATGAGCAACGCTCAGTCGTCCAAGAGCAGCTCCGCGCTGCGCAGGAATTTCCGGAGAAGAACAGAGACCTCATCATCAAGCTCAACGCGGACCTGGAAAACCTCGAGCGTGAACGGATTTCGAAGATCGAAGCGATCGATCTCGAGGCCGAAAGCCGCAAACGCCAGATTCTAGCGATCGAGGCGGAAGCCGCGAAAGCGCATCAGCAAAGTCTACTGGAGATCGCGCGAATCGGAATCAATACCAGGGCCAGCCTTGGACTCATCAGCGGCCAGCAACGCCTGACGCAGCTTCGGGCGATCACTGAACAGGAATATCAACTCGAGCGCGAAGCAATCGAGAAGAAGCGTGCGCTCTACGCCCAGGGCACAGCGCAGTACGAACAGGCCGAGAGAGAACTTCAGGCGATCAACGATCGATACAACAAACAGATGGCCGAAGACGATGCCACCGCGTTGAAGATGCGACTGGAAAAATGGAAGCAATTTGATCAACAAATCACCATGGGATTTTCGCGTGCAGTAGGCGAAATGCTCCAGGGCCAGAAGACTTTCGGCCAGGCTATGGCGGACCTCTGGAGAAACATGGTTGTCGACTTTGCCCAGATGCTGACCCAAATGATCATTGAGGCGACGATCAAAGCCGCCATCATGAAAGTAATCATGGCGGTTTTCGGAAAGGCTCCCAGCCCTCAACAGCAAGCCGCTGCCGACACGGCGGCAGCCGAAACCAAAGTACAGGCCAACACAGGGCAGGCCGCGTCTGATGTTTTCCTGCAGGCCATCGAATCAGTGCCATTTCCTGCGAACCTCGCGGCCGCGCCGGCAGCAGCTGCAGGAGTAGAAGCGATGATGGCACCTTTCGCGGCGCAGGCATCTGGCGGCGGGATCGCTTCTGCGGCCGGCGGCATGGATGTTACACACGACCAGCTCGCCATGGTTCACAAAGACGAGAAAGTCCTGCCAGCTCCATTCAGCCGTGACCTGCAGGCGGCTGTTGGCGGGTCAGCATTCAGCGGCTCCGGTTTTCCTCGGATCTCCGGAGGGCTGAGCGACCTGAAGGCTCAGATGTCCGCGCTTCACGCCGGCGCCTCGAGCTCGTCGGCGGGATCCGGCCAGGCCGCAGGTTCGTCGAGCCCTACATCGTCCGGTGACACGCACTACAAGACGATGCACAACCACGTTCGCGTCGAAGTGAACAATAACGGCGGCAAGGAAATCGACGTCGACAAGATTATTTCCAGCGTGCGTCAGGGCATCCGGACCGGCGCGCTCAGATTGATGGACGGCCTATGACAGCCATCTATCCATTGGCGGTTCGCGGTCTGACCTGGCCAATAATGAAGTCACACGAATTTTCTACGCTGACGCCGACTGCGGCAAACTTCGTTCGCACAGCTATCGGGAATTCGCAAAATCCGCGTTGGCATTTCACGCTGGTCTACGAT